GAAGAGGACGAGGACGAAGAAACCGACGACTCCGACTCTGAAGAGGAGGGAGAGGGGGAAGAGGGGGAAGAGGGGGAAGAGGAGGAAGAGGAGGAAGAGGAGGCCCCCAAGAAAAAGAAGAAGAAGCCCGCTGACGACGACGAGGAGGAAGACGAAGAGGAGGAAGAGGAGGAAGAGGAGGAAGAGGAGGAAGAGGAAACCGGACATACGCCTCGTGCCCCCTCGATCCCCGTCCCCAAGGGCATGGAAGACTGCTTCGGGCAGTTCTATGACCCCGATGTGACAGAGTGCAAGAAATGCACCGAGTCACCGCACTGCAAAAAGCTGATGGCTGCTGGCCGCAAGAAAGCCGAGGAGTCGGCCGGCAAGAAGGGAGACAAGGTGAAGAAAGTCAAGAAAGCCGAGAAGCCCGAGAAGGTCAAGAAGCACCGCGAGGAAGACGACGCGGAGGAATCACCCAAGAAGCCCACCAAGACCCAAGTGGGTGAGGCACTCCGCAAGGTCCTGGGGTTCTCCAACTACAAGCAATACCGGGGCAAGATCCAGATGGGGGGCAGCGGCGGCACCAGGCTATTCGTGCTGATCGCAGGGCAAAAGAGGGTGTTGGCAACTCACATCAACAGTGACACCCCCACGATCCGGTTGCTTGGACGCGACAAGCCCAAGGCCCTGGGGCTGGACCCTGGTGAGTGGAAGGGCAATTTGTACAGCGGGCCGATCAAGGGGCTCGGCAAGAAGCTGGCCGGTGCATTCAAGGCCACCCGGCGTCTGCAGAGCTCGGAGTCTGAAGACGAGGAGTAATCTGCCCCGTCGTCGGATTGGCAAACAGGGAAGGGTAGCGCCCTTCCCTGTTTGTTTTTAAAGTCTCAGCGTTCTATTCTTGTATGGAAACCCAAATGGAACAGCCTCCATACCAGCACTTCATGAGGCCCGACCCCGACCAACGACGGTTCCTCGGCCCAATTGAAGAAGTGGATGACGAACTGACCGGACGCCGAATCAAGACTAGGTCAGCCAAGATCGGAATGGTCAGGGGTGCATCGGAAGCCCGGATGAGAGAGATACGGGTGTACCTCAACCCCGTACCGCATATCCGTTTGGACAAAGGTTTGGATCTCCAAGGTTGGTATCAGGATAAGCACAATGTCAAGAAAGGTTCTCGCATCAGACCTTGTTTCACCGACGCCTTGTTGACGCAGCCATATGGTGGTTATTGCCCAGTCGGGTGCGCGTTTTGCTACATCAATTCTGGCTTCCGTGGCTACCGTGGCAGCGGTCTAGCTTCTGTTCCAGTGAAGTATGGGGACCAAGTTCGCCGCCAATTGGCGTCTATGAGGGTGGCAGCCGCTGGTTACTTTTCTTCGTTCACTGAGCCCTTCCTACCTTTGGAAGATTGGTATCACAATACGCAGGAAGGCGCGAAAGCCTTCGTCGAAGCTGGACTGCCAATATTCTTCTTGTCACGGTTGAGCTACCCCTCTTGGGCCATTGATCTCTTGAAACTCAATCCATATAGCTACGCTCAGAAGAGCATCAATACGCCAGACGAGAAGGATTGGAAGAAATTGTCTCCTGGCGCTATATCGTTGCCTAGGCATTTTCAGGAGATACGTGAGCTCCGTCGTCAGGGGATCTATGTCTCTATCCAGGTCAACCCAGTCGTACCAGGCATCGTGACTCACGAGGATGTTGAGGAACTACTTGAGATGTTTGCATACGTGGGGGCCAACCATGTCATCGTAAAGTTCGTTGAGGGTAATACCCCATGGGCTGGCGCTATGGCTACCAAGATCTCTGAGAGATTCGATGACACCAGGGCCGGAAATTTCCGTGATTTGTTCATTGAGAATCAGTGCGGCGGTCAAAGGACTATCAGTGAGGCGTACCGTTTGGATGGCCACCGTCGTTATCAGCGCAAGGCAACCAAGCTTGGCCTCACGTATTCGACTTGCTATGAGTACGGCCACAACCCTGACGGAAGTTGGCGCAACCTCGGCTTGGAATTCACTACAGCAGATCAGTGCCATGGCCAAAGAGTGCCCATGTTCACTAAGGGTGAGCATTCAAGGACTTTCCGTGAGATCGAGGAATGCCCTCCGAGTGGTTGCCTCCTTTGTACAGACAACAACGGTGGCAAGCCACGCTGCGGCTTCTCTCTTTTGGGTGAGGCAAAGGCATTGCGCCTTTCGGACTTCAGGAGGCAGCCTTGAGGCGCGATTACCAGAGGTTCAGTATTGACGTGTTGGGGGAGCACTTGCTACGCTCTCTCGACTTAGACCCAGTATATGTGGCGTTGTACAAGTGCGGACTGCCACGCAAGGAACTTTACCGTTGGCTGCTTGCATACTGGTGTGGTGTGTACCATGTTGGAGCGGCTTCATATTTAGCCGAATACGAAGGCAGCCACTTTTGGGCCGCCATGATGAAGGCTGCGGCCAATACTAGCCCGACGCCATTCGGGGAGCGGTGGCCACGTGGACATGAGCGTAGGCATTGGAGGGGTATAGCAGCGTTGAGGGCTGTGCGCACTCTTTGGAACCGCTATGGTGACTACCCTGAGGAGATGGTTAAGTATATTGCCCAGCCTGGAATTGGAAGGGTTCAAACCTTTGAAGCGGTTGCCAAGCGTGCCCGGGAGCACCCCTTGTTTGGCCCATGGATAGCCTTCAAGGTCTGCGATATGGTTGAACGCTTGGGCATTGCGTCAGTCAGCTTTGACCATGCCAACGTTTTTATGTTTAACTCTCCTAAGGATGCAGCTTTGATGGTTTGGCGCCAACGCAACGGCCTCAAAGAGACAGCTAAACCTAAACACGAAGATGCTGCCACCAATGGGGTAGTCAGGGGTCTTGAACAGCGCTTCAAAGACTTTATGGCACCCCCGAGGTATGAGCGCCGCATTGGTCTTCAGGAGATTGAAACGATTCTCTGCAAGTGGAAGTCTCACCTTAGCGGACACTACCCGCTATTGTACGACATACAGGAGATACGAGAGGGCCTGAAGCCTTGGGCTGCTTGCAGCGAGATTGCTAAATCACTTCTTCATAACATGCCCCAAGGCTTGGTGAGGTTTCCCCGTGGTGTGGTATCATGATTATCAACATCAGGGGCACAAGTGGCTCTGGTAAGAGCTTTTTGGTCCGGCACATCATGAGGCTCTACCCAAAGCAGGTGCCCGTCTATGTATCGGATCGAAGGCAGCCTATATCCTACACCCTTTCAAGATCAGGACGCAAACTCCTGGTGGTAGGACACTATGAATCTGTCTGCGGTGGGTGTGACACTGTTCACAGTATGGATGCCATCTTTGACTTGGTACGCTCTAGCCCTTGCGAGGATGCTCTACTTGAGGGGGTTATCCTAAGCGATGAAGTCAACCGTACTACCAAGTTGTCTCAAGATGGGTTTCCCGTGGTTGTAGTAAATTTGAGCGTGCCTGTTGACGAGTGTATACGCAACGTCAATGCAAGGCGTCAGACCAAGAAGCCAGGTGCTACCCCAGTCAAGGAACACAACACCAGGGCTAGGGTTAGGCGGATAGACAGGGCCGTGGAGCGTTTGGGCGCAGCAGGCGTAGCCACTTGCCGATTGAATTGGCCTGTAGCTTTCAAGTTTTGCCTCAAAGCTCTTGGACTGCCGCGTCCGCGGTTTCCCAGGATTGGCGGAGGCTCACAGTGACCAGATTCCCAAGATATCGTAACGTGATTGTAAACATCCGGGGAACGAATGGCTCTGGCAAGTCTTACATTGTCTCAAGGTTGCTAGAAGCCTTTGGTGGAAAGCCCCTGAAAGATGAGAAGGGAAAGGTCTGGGCATATTGCCTCTCTGGATGTGCCTCGCCAACCTTCGTGTTGGGCAGGTACACGGCAGGTACTCAAACTGGAGGCTGTGATACCATCAAGAGTACTGGTACAGTGTATGTTCAGTTGGAAAAGTTGGCCGCCCGTGGGAATGTATTACTTGAGGGCCTAGTGCTCAGTGGGACGTATGGACCATTGGTAGCAATGGCCTCATGCCACCCGGAGTACAGATTTATATTCATTGCGCTCAGTACATCCCTCCAGAAATGCATCTTGCGAGTGATGAGAAGGCGTGCCAAATCTGGTAAAGCATTGCCACCGTTGAAGATGACTCACTGTGAGATCCCTAAATGGGGTGTGACTCCAGGCTCATACCCCATGCATGTGGTGCGCAAATATTGCTCAGTGCTATCTAGTGCGGCTGCTTTGAGGGCAAAGGGCTTTGACGTTAGAAGGTGGTCCAGTAAAACCACCTTGGAGAAGTTATCAAATTGGCTCAGAAGGGGGCAATAGGTGCCTGAATCAAAACCTTGGAAGGCCCTGCCGCAAGTCCTGCTTATCCAGGAACACCTGGACCAGTTCTACCAGTTCGTCTATGAGCGGCACATGGTCTGGTTCCGCCGCTTCGCCCTGAAGCTGCCGCCACCATGGACGGCGAACCGTTGGCTTCGGGACTACAAGTTCACGAATGTCTACCGTGAACTGGATCGTGGCACAGCTTGGCTGATGAGCCATATCCTGAATCCCACTGCGCTCGCAGCGGGCAGCCAGCACAATCTCTTGTGGCAGGTGGTGTTGTACCGCATCCTAAACCGTGTGGAGACGTTCGAGGCCGTCGGTATCCCGTCGTATTCCAAGTGGGAAGCTGACAAGGGTATGTTCCGTAGCAACCTATACGAGTACAAGCGTCGCCACGGTCATGTGTTCACCAGCGCCCACTTGACTGTGCCGCCTAATCGCAACAGGCCCATGAAGGACAAGCTATCTGCATATTTGGATGGCTTGAGTGTATTACACAAGTTGGTCCCCAAGCTGTGGATTGAGATTGAGGCGGTTGAAACCATGGAGCAGGTATTCCGGGCTTTGCAACAGGTGCCATATGTTGGCCCTTTCATAGCCTACGAGATCACCGTCGATCTCACATATGGCAAGTTGATACCCTTCACCGAGGACGACTTCGTGAACGCTGGCCCCGGCTGCAAAGTCGGCATCAAGCTCATATTCCCCATGCGGCACAAGAAGGGCGAGTTGGTGGAAGCAATCCATGAACTGTGGGTCAGTCAGCAATACCACTTCCAACGTCTTGGCCTGGACTTCCCATATCTGAATGGCAAGCTCCTTACGCTGCGCAACATCGAACATAGCCTGTGCGAGTTCTGTAAGTACTGGAAGCTCTCTCGTGGCGTCGGCAAGGCCCGGATGCTGTTCAAGCCTAAGTCAACCAACCCCTACGAGTCCTCAGCAGGCCAACTCCCTCTGTCATTCTAGCGTTTAATCCAATTGGAGGCAAGCCATGGCAACCAGTCAATCTGACCATAGGGGCGACTCGGCCAAAGAGAATGAGGTCAGTGCTAAAACCTTTGAGGAGATCGATCGTCGCACTGTTGCTTTCGTAACTGGCCTGGCCCACGAGTTGCATCTCCCTGCGGAGGACACAGCCATCTGGGTCCTAGATGTGCTGAACCAGCGGGACTGGGCCACTGCGTGATTTCTGGTGGAGGTAGTACGATGCAAGAAGAGGCATGGTTCGGGGTGACCGGCACTCGTTGCCGAGGGTTGGGGGATTTCTATATCCAGCAATTTGAGCGCGTCAAGCTTCACGGTAGAGACGTGACTGTGCGGGGCCAGAGATGCCGGGAGGCCAAGGCTCCGGTGGTGTTTGAATACACATGTCCTGGCTACTGTTGGATGCATATCCCGGGCCGTAGGTTCAATCCGTTCTTCGCCCTGGCCGAAGTGGTGTGGATACTCTCAGGACGCAACGATGTGAAGTGGCTCGCGTACTTCAACTCCAAGGTCGCTCAATTCTCTGACGATGGCCATACATTCCATGGTGCCTATGGGGAGAGGCTGCGGGCATGGCCTCGGTTGTATTTCCCTTCTACCGTGTCCGATCCTGCGGACCCCCGGTATCTTGACAAGGTGCCTATTGACCAGTTCAAGGAAGTCGTTGACAAACTGGAAGCCGATCCAGTTACACGGCAGGCGGTCATGTCGCTGTGGGATCCTGCTAGGGACAATGAGCCAGGGCACCGGGATTATCCTTGTAATTCGATCGTCTATCTCAGTCTCCGTGACGGCAAGCTGGACATGACGGTGGTCATCCGTTCCAACGACCTTATCTGGGGCGCACCTTACAACGCGGTTCAGTTCAGTCATATCCACGCCTACATAGCGGGCTGGCTGAACTGCCGAATCGGCACGCTCACGTACTTCATCCAGAACCTACACTTCTACTATGACCTGTACCCGGAAGCGTTGGTGTCTGTAGAGAACGCCAGCATCGTAGCGCCTGTGGCGGGTTGTGGTCGTGTAGCTGCCCTCAGCCATCCAGGGTTTGAGACTGTGACGCCCGGCGTGTTTGACAGTACCAGGGAGAATGTGGAGGCTGTGCTGTCCACGAAGGCTGTGCGCCCTTGGAGTTGGTACTTCGATTCATTCGGGTGCAAACACCCTGTGAACTATTGGACGTTCACGATCCCCCTGATGATCTGGATCTACAGGTCCATCAAAGAGTGTGCTTGTAAGACGCCAGCTCAAATAGAGAACTTGGCAACGCATATCCGGGGCGTCGGTGAGCCGTTTACTACTCTCATAATGGATTGGCTGCCGCCTAGCAATCCTTTGACGCCGGAGCTGAAGGTTATCATGGAAAGGGAGCAGAGCCGCCATGGGTAAGAGTATGAAAGAGGGTGTGGGGAGGCCAGCCGCAGGCTCGCCTTGGTATCCCATATTTGAGGCGTTGGGCCTGGAAGTGTATGACGACCTGAGGTTCTTGAGAGACGATGCGCCGCGTGTGCTGGTCATCTGTCGTGGCGGCAACTCCCGCTCCGTGGGCCTGTCATTTCTGTTGAAGTACAAGTACGGCGTAGACGCCCTGTCGGCCAGCCTGGAGAAGAACTCAACAGAGACGCTTCGCCTGCTGTGTGAATGGGCTGACAAAGTAGTCCTTGTGGAAGGGTGGATGTACGAGCCGTTGACCAACTGGCTTCCATATGTCAGCCGTAACAAGTTCCTGATCTTCGATGTCGGTGGGGATTGGGGAGCAAATGGTATGAGTGTGGAGCGGTTGGTCGAGTTCGACTCTCGTATCCAGGAGGTCCTGTCTAAGCTACCAAAGGCTCATATTGAGCTTGAGCCGTGGTCCCGGAGGTTTAAGCTTATAGAAGACTAAAGTAGAGGGGGAACAAACGTGAGAGCAATAACGCCTGAAAGATTCAAGGAACTGTACGAACTGGCAAAGCAGAGAGCCAGCGTGCGGAGTGTAGGGCTCGCCGCGTGGGAAGAGGTTTTTCATGACGGCTACACTTGTGCGATGTATGACGTTGCCGCCATCCCTACACTGAGGTCCGAGGACGACTTCAGCTTTTCCAGGGTCTGTGGTATCCTGGCCCTGATCGAAGCCAAGAAAGGGAGATACTACCAAGCGTCTTGGCAGCGACGCGGCCTGGATTCTGCATACGAAAATATCCGCCGCAAGTTCGACCGTCTGGAAGTTCTCGTTGCGGCGCTCAAAGCCGGGGAAGGCACAGGCAGCCAGTCCGAGAATATCCTGGAAACGCTCGGAGACGCTGCTGTCTATGCCATCAAGACTATCGTTCTGCTCAGTGAAGCAGACCCCAACGAATTGCAGAAGTGGCTTGAGGAGGTCCGCCAGATATGAAACCAAAGCCGACGAAAGGTGTAGATGTGGCCCGCGTCTTGGTAACGGGTGCTACTAGCTTCCTAGGCTGGAATGTCGTCATGGAGCTGGTGAAGCGAGGTTTCTGGGTGCGCGCTGCCGACTTACCCGAAGCCGACTGGTCCGTCTACCCAGTATCTAAATTTCAGAAGGTAATCTATACAGATGGTGCTACTGTGGAACAGCTTCGGGGGCTGGTGGAGGGGGTGGGCTACGTGTTCCATTTCCATGAGAGCCCATGGCTGGCTGGCGTCCCCCTCCACAAAGCAAGGAATGTGGATTACACGTTCAACCTCCTGTCCGCATGCCGCGTTGGCCGCCCGAAGTTCATATTTGCATCCACCAGCGAAGTCTACTCCCCGCGTAGACCGGATATGGTCAAGTTACCGAGGGTGGAGTTCGACCGCTTGGCCCCGGTCTCGTGGTTTGGGATAACTAAGCTCATGGCCGAACAATGGGTGCAGCGTGGGTGCAGCATGGGCCTCTCATCCGTCACTTTACGCTATTTCTGCCTATATGGTCCTGGGCAAAAGACGGGGGTTGTCCCGACGATGATAACTCAGATACAATCCAGGCTGCCTGTGGCGATCGACGCTGCGAACCCCTCGGCGGACTACGTGTATATCCAGGACGCCGTTGACGCTTCGATAGCGGCCATGAAAGGCCCGCCAGGAGCTATCGTGAATGTGGGTTCCGGTAAGCAGTACACAGATAGGACTGTAGTTCAGAAGCTCGCCAAGCTCCTGGGCACTACAGTGGCCGTAGCTATACCTGCGGCGGGCAACGCTGTTCAGTATGGCGCGGCCAGCCTGACCTTTGCTGCCAAGGCTCTGAAATATCATCCAAAGGTTTCCATCGGCGAGGGCCTGGCAGCCACAGTCTCTGAATGGATGAGTCGGCCATTGGAGCGTATCCATGCGAGTGGATGAAGCGTGCGAGCGTTGTGGCTTGTACAAGACTTGCAAAAGTCCCTTCATGCCGGTGACGGGTGCCGAGCGCCCCGTATATCTCTTCGTTGGGGAGGGACCCGGTGCTGACGAAGATACGCTGAATATGGCTTTCGTCGGTGACTCCGGGGAACTGCTCCGAGAAGACATCGAATCTTCTGGTATCCCATTGGACAAGTGCGCCTTCACGAACAGCGTCCGCTGCCGTCCACCGAATAACGATATCAAGTTCCAGCCTCGCTGCGTAGAGTTCTGCCGTCCTAAGCTGCTGCGAGAGATACATGCCCTGAACCCACGAGTGGTCACCCTTCTGGGCAATACGGCTATAGACGCCGTGGGCCATCTTCGTGGAGTCACCAAGCTGAACGGGGAGGTATTCCAGGCCAACGGTCGGTACTACGTCATCAGTGTTCATCCATCGTATGCCTTGCGTGGCACGCAGGAGGGGGACAACACAAAGAGGGCTATGCTGCGCCAAGCCCTGTCCAATGTTTCTGGAGTACTGAAGCAAGGCAAGTCGGGGAAGAAGAAGCACTACATTGTTGTCCGGGACAAGCGGACACTGTACGAGGTTGTTGACCACCTGAAGAAGCAGAAAGAGCTGGCGACTGATATCGAGTCCTCGTCATTATCTCCGTATGCCGTGCATGTCAAGCCTGCCGTCGGCTGCGTCGGCTTCTCGTGGGAACCGTACCATGCTGCTTGTCTTCCAGTCCACGCCAGGGTGGGGGAGAAGATACTTATCCGTCCGGAGGAGATGCTGGAAGCCATCAAGGAGCTTTGGGAAGACAAGGCCATCAGGTACATCCTCCACTTCGGGAAATTCGACTACCTCTATACGCTTGTGCTGGAAGGAATCCTTCTGGCGAACTACTGGTTCGACACAGGACAGGCCAGCTACGTGCTGGACGAGCGTAAGGGCATCCATGCGCTGAAGTATTGGGCTTGGAAGCTGGAGCGTGGTGGGTATGAATTGCCACTGCGGGACTACCAGCGAGTGCATCCTGAAGAGCACATGAACCTAGTCCCTGGCAGCGTATTGTACCCTTACAACATGGAGGACTGCGACGTTACTCTTGTTCTCCGTAGGAAGCTACTACCCGAGCTCAAGGAGCAGGGATTGTACGACAGGCCGTTCCGGTTCCCCCAGATGTGGAACAACTGGCTGGCGGCTATGTTGGAGATCGCTGGCATCAACATAGACCTAGAGCGCAACGCAGAACTCTTGGAGGAGTTCCCTGAGAAGATACGTGGCCTTGACAAGCAAGTCCGGCGCTTCCCTGCCGTCGCGGAGTACGAGCAGCAGCGATACCGGAAGCTGATGGAGGCTGAGTACGAGCGGGTGTCTGCTTATAAGCGGCCTTTGGCTCCGGAGAAGGTGAAGGCCCGCGTCTTGGAGCTGACGAAGAACCACTTCGAGCCTTGCAAGTTCACTTCGCCGGACGTCGTGCGGGAGATCATATTTGATGTGCTAGG